CCGGCGCTGTTTCTCAGGCGACAGGCCGGATTCCGTCTCTGTTTGATCGGCTGCTCGGCGGGCTTGGCGCTGTAGCTCTTCGACATCTTTCCTGCTCTCAATCAGTTCCTCGATATTCACAGGCGTACCACTCAGGCCCGCGCGCAGGATGGACTCCGTTAGGGAACGGTGAGTTGCCTTGGCAAGCAAGGTCTCTGGGCTATCCCCCGGCTGCGGTAGGCCAGCTCTAATTGTCCGCTTGGCCTCTGATTCCGTCACCGCGGCGCCGGACAGAATGGGCAAAAGTGTTGACTCATAAGCCGCCGATGCCCGTATGAGAGAATCTCGATCATCGTCGCCTATGGCGCGCTCAAGAAAGCCACCTGTTAAGGGCACTCCACTCACTGCCGTAGCTGCGGCCCCGCGCGTGCCCGTGGTGAAGCCCACACCCTCTTCAAAGAGACGATCCAGCTCTCTATTGGCTTGAATAACGCCCGGGAGGCCCAGCGCTGCGCGGTTTTTGGCCTCGGCGCTGAACTCGAAAGACACTAGATTGTTGCCTCCGGCGCTATCTTTTTTCTCGGCCTCTTCGTTCTCACGGCGCGCCTTGCGCAACTGCTCTTGGCGCAGAGCCGCTACTGCGGGGTCTGTGCGGGCCGTAGCGCGAGGGAGGGGGGCGAATCCTTCGACGCGCGTAAGCTCACCCGTTAAGGGGTCCTGCCGAACCAAAACGGGATTACCTTCTGCATCCGTAGCAGCGAATGGCTTAGCGGGCGTTCCCTGGCGCTGGGGCGCTGTAAACGCTTGTTCAATAATATCAAAGGCTTGTGGGCCGAACTGCTCAACTAGAGTGCGAACTTGTCCCAGCTCCTCCGGAGTTCCGAAAGTAGTGCCCGAACGCGCAGCAATAGCATCGAATACCTCAAGAGGATCAGCGCCATTTGAAATCGCAGCCTTGCCGGCGCGCGCCGCCCTAAGAGCTGCCGAGCGGAGGGCGTCTTGCTGGGATGCACTTTGTTGGTCACTGAAAGCCTCTTCCTGCTGCTGCACGCCCTGGAACTGTGCTGCCAACTGTGGATTTGCCGCTGCGGCGCCAAGGACATCCCCGGAGCGAATAGCCTCAAAAGCGGCGGCATCCCGCTCACGCTGTTCCGCGGCTGCTTGGCGTTGGGCGCGCTGTTGCCGTGCAGCATTAATGCGCTGGCCGGGGATGGAGGCGTCAAAGAGGGTTTCTAGGAAGCTGACCACGATTAAATCCCGAAGAATCGGCCCAAAATGCCCTTGTTCTGGGGCTGGGCGGCGGCGGCGGCGGAGCCACCTTGAGAGCCTGCCGCACCAACGCCAAGGGCGGCAGTTTGTCCAGCGCCGGAAAGACCTTGAAGCCTGTCAAGGAAGCTGTTGAAGCGCGTAGAGGCGAGGCCCTGACCGAAGCGCTGGAGCGCCTTCAGTGTGGAGCCTGAGCGGAGAAGGCCAGAGCCAGCCTGAGAATTCTCAATCAGCTTCCGTCCTTGATCCAGCTCGAACTGGAAGCCGGGAGAGTTGAGAAACGATTCGCCGGGTGTTTGACCGGAACCGAGACCCAGCGCGTCAGAAAGAGACCGCAGCGCGCTTGAGCCCGTGTCCTGCGATTGTTGAATGAGAGGGTTGTCTTGGAGGAAATTGAAGCCCTGATTAGCGAGCTTCGCAGCCTTTTTGCCACGGCCTAGTCCGAGAATGCTGCCCATTGGTGGCGCTCCAGTATATAGTGAGCGCACTCGTGGCCGAGTGCATCCGGACGATAGTCCACAAGTTCAAATCCAAGCCTGCGAGTAATTATGCGGGCTGCGCGATTTTGTCGCGGTATTCGTCCCCATATAGCACGTGCCCCATAAGATGTAAACAGCGCGTGGAGGATTTTCTTACCAGCAGCGACGGCGCGTGCTCCGCGACATGTACCAGGGAACAGATAGTGTGATTCATACTCATCTTTCGAAATGCAGGGAAATATTGCAACAGCATCGCCATGCCGCAGCGCTAAATTGTCGCAGTTCTCGACAAATTCAGTCAGATCGAAACGCTCATATCCCGGTGCCAGTGTGGCCAGCACGTCCGGACGATTAAGCGCCCGATTCAATTCCGCCGGCGAATAAATTCTCGTCACACGCATAGAAAGTCTCCAGCGGTCTATATTCGGCATGCTCGACGCCGGGGTCAGTTACGCGGTAAATGGCGACGCCGCGCTGGCGGAGCATGTTGTATATGCGGCCGTGTATCTCGGACCAGCTGGCCCACTGTGTCGGCCCATTGGTATCCTTGTGCTCGTCGTGATAGTGCGTCTCCCCGTTCGGGCCTGCTTGCATGTCGAAGCCTGCCAGCAGAATTGTCTTGGCTCCGCGGTGATACGCGCGGCATATACTCTTAAGACCACTGTCCGGCGCTATGACACACTCAGGGTCGTCTATCTTATTTGTGTCGCCCGTATTCGTTACTGTCTTCACATAGGTGGGGAGGTCCTTACGGGGATAGCTTGTTACCATATCTCCTTTGAACCCGCAGCTCATCAGATGCTCGCCATTCCACTCCCACCATCGAAGATCGCCCCAGAACATTTCTTCTGCCCACGGGGCAATCTTGTAAGCATTGTTTACCGCGATGGTGCGGAACTTGGATGCTAAGTCGAGGTCCAGATCGTTTACTGTAGGACCTCCCGCGATAACCAAAATGGTATCTTTCATCAGAATCCCGCTGGCCATGAACTACCGTTCCACTCCCACTCAATCGCTGAGAGATAAACATCAAAAGCTTGCGTTCCTGTCAAGCAGAAAAGTAGGAGACCATACTCGTCTGTTGCCGCGGGGTCAGGGGTGCCGTCTTGACGATGAACCTCTGTCCAGCTTTCTGCTCCACCATCGCCTCTATAAATGATCAAGTCATTTGTGGTGTTGTCATAGAAGCACCCAACATAAATCGGCGTGGTCTTAGGAGTGATTGCACCCTCGCCCCAGCCAGTCCGGCTGCTGCTCCAGCTCGTAGTCACAGTAGTTATGAAGCCGCTAGAGCGCTCAAGGAAGTGTCCGTACTCTGAAGTGGGGTGGTCCCGACTCTGAAGCTGTATGGAAGAGAGATTATTCGCAGACGTAACGAAGCCGAGACCAAACCCAAGCCATGCAGCAGTCCCGTCCCATCCTGCATGATCATCAATGACGAAAGCCACACCGATGTTCTCAGTGGGGTTTGGCATTTCGCCGCCATTAGTGTCAATGGCAACAGAAGGTTTAAATAAAACTTTGCCGGAGCCGTCGTTGGTCATCCCAAGTTTCAAACGACCTGTGTCTGTCTCTTTGGTGATCGTGCCACCATTTACACCTTCAATAGTTGTGTAATTGTCGGGGTCGAGGGCGCCACCGCCACCGCCACCGCCCGCCGGCGCCTGTTCCAAAGCGCCCGCTCTGAGAAGCAAAAGACTCATTAGGTGACTCCGCCGTGCGCGCCTTGAATAACCCAAGTGTCCGTCGCACGTTTATAGAGCGAGACAGCATCATACTGCGCACTGAGAGCTGCGATTGGGCCGGTCACACTATCTGCGCCAGTCGCGCCGTTGAGAGTGACCCCGATTGCGCCTTGAACAGACGTTGTGCCTGCACCGAGCTGCGTGACTTGGATCACCGTTCCAACAGGATATGCAACAGACGAATTCAGCGGGATCGTCAGTGTGTTCGCAGACGCATTGTTCATCTCCACGATCTTGCCTTCATCCGCAAGAACGGCCGTGTATGATGTGCCCGTCTGCGTGTTGATCGTGCGCGTCGACTTTTTGACGTGCTCTTTGATTGATTGCTGCGATGCTGCGGCCGTCGCGCTGTCTGTGGACATGTCATCTTCATCGAGAAGCAAGAAGCCGACCAAGTCCCACGCGCCAACACTGCCCCCGCCTGTTGGGTCCCAAACATAGAGCGCAGACGTGTCGTTCGCATAGAAAAAGATCGTGCCCCCAGACGGCGGCGTGACCGACGACGGCTGACTTGAAATTCCGCCGACTATTAAGTAGCCGGTCATTGTTTGTGGTGCAGCCATCATCTACTCCGCTGTTATCGGCAAACCTTCGCCGTTAGAGACAAATTCGGGACCATTCCCGTTGTCGTCTCCCGTTACAATATAGCCCGCAAACCCGGAGGCGGCATCTTGCCAGCTGGGATTCGCGGCGGCGCCATTGGTGGTGAGTACCTGAAGGGCAGTCCCCGGCGCCAGTGCTTCCCACGCAGATGCTCCACGATATAGCACGGTTCCTTGTGTGTCAGAAAGCGTATCGAGGAGTGCTGAGATATTGATAGTGACGTTTGCCGCTGCGGTCAATTGGCCCCGCGAATTGGCAGTGAATGTGGGGACCTCTGTTGCACTTCCATAATCTCCCGCGGTGACGGCCGTGTTGGTGATGTTAATCGTTACGTTCCCGTCCGCGAGACTTCCGCCGCCATCGAGTCCACTACCGGCGACGATGTTGTTCTCAAGCCCTGTGACGATCAAGCTCTGCAAAGAACGCAAAAGGTCCCACTGCCGCAGAAACTCAGTCGACGGACCTTTGTCCTCAGATACAATTGGGACGCCCCTGCGTAGGGGATCAGTTTTTTCAGGTTTCGCCATCGTGCTCTATGTCCGCGCCGTCAATGCGCACAGTGCCGCCCATGTCCCGCTGCTCAAATACACGGCCCGGTTTCTGAATGGTGCCGAGGCTTCGGAATGAGATATCCTGGTCAAAATCACTAGTCGCGACATCAATCGTCAGATAGTTCGAAAAAGTGTTGCCGGCGTCGTCACTCCACCGTAATTGGAAATCAGCGCCGTCCACGAATGGCGCACCTGCTGACACTGTGAAGCGTACAGCACTTACGGAGATGCGATCGCGACTGCGCCAAGGAACAATCCCCGTCAGCTCGCGCTGAATCGGAAGAAAGTCCTCATCATTGCCATTGTTCGGTGTAATGGAGCGAATTACGGGAAATTCTCTATCACCGCCAATAGGATACCGGAACCAATCATGATTATATTCACTGTCCCACAAGCCATCCCCGAGGGTCTTCCACTGGCACCACTGATCCGTAGACATATCATATAGCCACGTCCCTTGCTTCCCGAGACGGATGGCGTAGAACGTGTGCCCGTCAATCACGAACTTAGACGCACGCTGGCGAAACTCCTCAGAGCCTAAACCAATATCCACGTCGGGAGTACCCTCCGTGACAGCAAAGATGACACCACCCTGCGCCATGCGGACAGGAGCCGAAGGCGTTACTGCGAATACAACGCCGCCTTGTGCTACTCTGGTTGTCATGCTGTTCTACTATATTGAATGTCGAGGAGAGCAAGCGCAGAACCGAGCCAATCCGCGGTCGTAGCCGGGTCTTGCTTATAGTAGTCATAGAATCGTGTGTATTGGTCCTGCGCCATACCATTATTTGCGCCTTGAGACTCCGTGCCGTTCGAAAATAGCGATCCACGAACGGCACCAGTGCCCGACGTTGTTTTCTGTCCGTTGTAGACGTGACACACACCCCATACCGCGCCAACTCCCGAGGAACTGTCTGGTATGTTGAACTTACTTTCCTCAGCGGGGGAGGAGCTTTCAATATACTGTGTGGCGTCGATTTCAGTATTATCGAGCGCCTGATAGCCATTAGTCACAGTAGAATCACCCACAATTGCCCAGTCTGCTGGCGTCTCGTCCGCATCAGGAACGATATAGCGCAGCTGTACATCAGTTGGCGCAGTCGCCCCACTTTCAGTAAAGTAAAAGACATCGTCAATATTGAAGTCCGCAGGCGAGAAGCCAGACCCGTGACTGCCGAAATTCAGAGTGACTGGTGCAATAGTCCCAGTAAATGCAGAGCCATCCGCGTCCGTTGCCAGTAAGACACTATTGAAATATAATTCCCATGCGCCCGTAGACAGCTCTATACGCAACCGTACGCTATTCCACGTGTTTTGCGAGACAGTTCCCGCGGCGCCGGTCCAAACCGCACCATATTGTGTCCCATTCCCTTGGAAAACAATAGGCGCGCCGAGAGCGTTGACTTGGAACCCCCAAACAGTAGTGATACTGCCGGGATCGCCGACCGTAGTGAAGAGCGCCATAACTGAGCTGCGGTTGAGGTCGAAAGTACCAGCTGTCCAATTAAAGCCGCAGAAGACATTGATGTGCGTGTCGCCGCTCGTAACAATCCCACGGCGGACATATCCATTGCCTCCAGACAGACGCATAGATTTGAGGCCCGTGCGCGGGCTGGGAGAGGTAGAATCCACATTGTTCGTGCCCGAGCCAAGCGTCCATGGCGCGCCAGTATCCCAAGCTGAGCCCTCATCGTAGTAGTCCCACGGCTCCATAATTTGATTATTGAGAGTCATTTTCGTTATCCTAGAATTGCGCCAAATTGCGCTTCTACCGCGTTGCGAATTCGCTCGGCGATACCACTATTACTAATTGGGACAGGTTGTCCATTAGTAACAAGATAGACGATATAGTCATCACCTACAACGATCATACGTGAATCATCAATTCGGACATCTGTCCCATCTACGATTCCACGCGTAAATGCAACCCCTTTCTGGCGTTTAAAAGGGGCGTCGGCATCAGACGTGTCGTGATACCACATCTCTGAGCTCTGTTTTCCAAAGAGCCAAAAGATATCCCCAATTGTGCGCACACTAATGCCTTCATCGGGAAAAGCTTCAGCCTCCGCAAAATTTAAGGCGTTGATCGTGACGGCATCCGGCTCGATCCAGTAAAACCGTTGAGAGTTTGCAATCAAAACAATTACGAAAAAATCCAAAACGGTAATGTGAACGGCGCTTTGACTATCTGGCACAGTGATCTGATTGAGTATATTTGTATTACCGTCATAATAATATAAATTCGTACCGTCCGCTACGAAAACGCGCTGATCTGTGCCCGCGATGATCGGCGTGCCTGTCTCACTGAGCGTCCCTGCAATGCCAGTAATGGTGCCGTCCTTATCAATACGGTACAGAGTGTCGCCGGCAACGGCGAAAAGCGCGCCAAAAAACGTACCTTCCTGTGACCAAATTTGGCGAATGCGGTTATTGCCTTGCGCATCAACGTCAGGATGTGCAGTTGTGCTGGCGCCAAACGCGCGCGAATCGAGGTCGGAGTTGGCTGCCACCGCGCGCACGAGGTTTTTCATAGAATCCGCGGTGGACGTGGTGGCAATGAGAACTTGGAAAGGCGACGTAGAATCAGCCGTCAGCGTCGTCTTGAAGGTATAGACCGTCGAGCCGATTGTCACCGTTTCGTCGTTACTGGGTTGCTGTGTGAGCGTCAGCGTGCCCGTAGCTTTGACGCCGGCAGCGCCGCCAGTCAGCGTCATATCCGCCCATGAGCCACCCGTGACTGTGGTGGTGGTGACAATTGAGTTTCCGCTGGTGCCCGCCACTTTCGCAGTGGCGAGCATGACGGGATTGCCCAACTGGTACAAATAGTTCGTCGCCGGTCGCGATAATAGCGCGGCGCCGTCTACGAGATTGGTGGGGTTCTCTTCGAAGAAGCGGTTTACGACCTTGACCTCTGGGCCCTCACTGAATGGACGAGTCCATGCACCTCTTCCTAGAGGAAGATTAGCCATTGCTAAAGTCTCCTGTGCCTGCCTGCATGTGGCTTTGGACGTTACCAAGGTGATGCGTCGCCGGGGTCGGCATTACCTGCTTATACTGCGCTTTGAACTTAGCGCGCAACTTTTCGAAAGTGTCCACTGTGATCTGTTTCGGCTCGCGGCCGTTGTGCGGCGCCAGCTGGATCGCAAGGCCCGTCACAAGCATCCTGTCATACTTGCGAGGAAACGGCTGCTCAGTGCCCAATGCGAGGTCTGTGAGACGGACCCAGTTCGAAAGATCGGCGCGGTAAAACCACTCGCGCTCAGTCGTCGTGGGAACCGTGATATTTACGGACGCAGCGTCTTCAATCTGTCGTCCATTGCCGTCCAGGGTCAGAGTCGCGCTCGTCGACCCAACATCCGCCAGTGTCATGCGCGCACCATCACTCGGCCATTCCGGAAAATAGACCGTTTTTGCAGCAGAGATTTTCGTGAGAAGCCGAGAATTAGCGATCGGCTGCATATTCAAGTTTTCATTGGTCGTGCGCTCCGCATACGGGTCATATGGATTGCGCTCTTTGAATGGTGCGGTCTGCGCGCGCGGAATTACCCAATCGCAGACCAACTCGCCGAGTTCAGTGCCGATCACCTCATACATCAAATCATTGAGGAGGGCGAGAGCTTCCGTTTGCTCGGCAGAGGTCTCCGTGGTGCCTGCCGCGATGATATTCTCTTGCCGATAAGCGGCAGTGATAATTGCTGAGGCGATTGTCATTTTGACACCTTATCATAGTAGATCACGAAGAAAAAGGGCCGCCCCATGTGACACACGAGGCGGCCCTAGTTTGCGTCGCAGGAGAGGACGACGCGGCGCAGTAAGCGAGCTTCTGCGCTTTTATTACGCCGTGCCACTCAGTTTCGTCCCAAGCCGACGGTCGATATTGTCGATGCCGTAGAGGACGTCTGTCCGATATTGGTGCGTATCACTCGCGAACGTCGAAGACGACCAGTTACGAATGGTGATCCCGGTGACGGGGTCCGTCGCGTAGCTGAATTCACCGACGTGTGGGCGCGCGGGACGCACAAACGCCAAGTGGATCGCGTCTTTGTGATAGACACAAGGCACGTTGTACGTAGTGCTTGCGGAACCCTTGAACGTCACAACAGCGTTGTCGCCCGGCGCGGCGGTGACAGTCTGCCATGCAGTGTTCGTCTTGAGTGTCTGACCAGCGCCAGTCGCGGCGATGATCGGATTCGCGATCGTGAGCGTGACCGTACCAGTGGAGTCTGCCGTCGCATCAGCAAGAACAGTGAACTCTTGCAGGAAGCCAAGGTCCGCTTTGGAGCGCGGATTAACAGCGTTAACGCCGGCGATCGTAAAGACTTCACCCCGTGTGACCGTCTCCCCAGCGCCCATATTGTCGATAATGAGCGTCTGCGTGTAGCCATCCTTGACGTCGGCATAGTCCACGTTCTGAGACGCACCCTTAACGAGAATGCCAAGAGAGTCAGCTGCGGTGCGTGTGCCCGTGGTAATCGCCATGGACGTTTGCGCTTGGAAAGGCTGAATGGAGCCAATCATCGGGAGACGCATCGCAGTCAGCGCTCTGTCATTGATGCTGTTGCCGAAGAACGTCTGAGACGTAAAGGACGCGCCCGTGGCATAGAAGTCAGCCGGGGGCAGAATGCCTACGCGATCGGACGGAGTGACAGCGAATTCGTCGAGGCGTTGTGGGGCCTTGAGGAAGTCAGAAGCCGAGTTCACCGTCTGGCCAGGGGTGCCGACCCACGACGCGAACTCTTTCGCCTCTTCGACGATGTCCGATTCAATCTGTTGCGCAAGGGCCGCCATTTTGCCATTCAAGAGCGAGTCGTTCAAGAGCTGGTCAACACTCAGCTCCCTCTCGGTCGTTGCATACTCATAAGCAACGTGCTTCTGCGTGTCGATCGTGACCGACGCAGAACCCGTGACGATGTCCTGAAAGCTGACTGTCGCGCCATCAGTCGCTTGGAATTCTTGCGGCCGGCGGATGGTGACAGTGTCGCCTTTGGAATCGACTTTGTTGCCAAAGTGTTGCGAATACTTGGTGTTGACGTTCTTGCCCCAAACGAGATTGTTCAGGAGCAGCGCCAACATAGCGTTGGTCGCGACTTGAGACGTGAGTTTAAAGGCGTTGGCCATCGTATCCTCGTGTGGTTACGGGCCAAGCCTTATGCGTTGACCCTAGTCTGAGCGAATGCCGTGTTTCGCGGCGAAAGCCCCAAAATCCTCGGTGTCATCAGCGACCGTTGATTTAGTATCCGTCCCGCGCGCCTTGTTTTCTGGCGGAGGCGGAGCCTTGGAGACTTTTTTCTTCGTTTTTTTCTTGGGGGCGCCCGATGAGGACGAAAACTTTGCTTCGAGCCTTCCGATATATCGCGCTTGCTCGACCAGCGGCTTAGAAGCCATTTCCGTCGCCTCTTCCGGATTCTTGGCCAAATGATACATGATATCATCGCCATTTTCGGAATTGAGGATGAGGGCGGCCGCTTCTGGGCCGGGATCGGGGACGTCGGCTAGCGCCTCCCCAAGTACGACGTCTTCGAAGTCGTCATACTTTTCGCTCCCTTTGGCGAGGTGAGCATCTCGTTTCTGGGAGAGTTCCGTCGCTTGTTCCGACGCGGCCTCGTCCTGCCGACTTCGCTCCATGTCCGCCCGGAGCTCTTGGCGAATAATGGCCCGGTCATATTCCCGCTCTGCTTTGCGGAAGTCCGGGTCAAATTCCCCATACTCATATTTGGCTTTTCCCGTTTTGGGATCGACCTCATTCGGGTCTGGGGCTTTCAGTTCTTCTAACTTAGCCCCGTTGTTATCATCTGTCAAGCCCCCTTTGTCATCTGGGGCTTCGATTTTTGCCAGGCGCGCTTCAAGCGCAGCAAGGCGCTCTGCGCTTGTGGAAGCTTCTCGCTCAGCGCGGCGGCGCGCGGCGGTGAGTTCCTTAATACGATCTTGCGCCGATTGCTTTTTACGAGGCTTTTTCTTGGGCTTTTCTTCTTCGTCGTCGTCGGACTCCTCCTCATGGGATTCGTCGTCCTCATCATCACCCTCAGACTCGTCGTTGGATTCCTCCTCATTGGATTCGTCGTCCTCGTCATCAGAATCCCCGTCGTCGTCCTCAGATTCATCTTTAGGCTTTTCCTCCTCGGTGGGAGCGGAGCCTTCGAAGATGAAATCTGCTGTGGGATCGATAGGCTCGTCCTTATCTGTAACGTCTTGATTTCCTTGGGCTTTTTGCTTCTGCGACTTACCCTGCGGCATTGTTTTCTCCTGTTAATGAATCAATGGTTTGAAGGGCGTCCCTCGTCTTGAGAGACTCGATTTCAGCTTCAAGTTTGTCTATGCGTGCTTCCGCTTCCACGTCGTCGCGATCCATCTTCTCCGCGGCGGCCTTTGCTTCAGCCAACGTTTTCTGGGCTTGGGCGTTCTTGAGATTAATTTCAGCCTGACGCTCGGCAGCTTCCAGCTGCGCAGCGGCGGCCTGTGCTTCGTTGGCTGCTTCGACCTGTTGCTGCTGTTCTGGCGTCAGGTCTTCGCCCAACACATCCGGCGGCATTCTGGAGCGAAGGCGCTTGACGATCTTATCCGACTTCGGCCAGTCCTGCGCGTCGACAACCAAGTCGGCTGCTGCGGCGAACACTTCTGGCATCGCGTTGATCGCAGACATCATAGCTTCCGCCGTCTCGATACGCTTAGTGGCGAAGGCAGGGCCTGTGCTGATCGTGATTTCATATTTGTTCTCAGTGATGTCGACGCTGTCGTCGTCTTCGAAGTTGATCCGAACGAACTGAACAGTCTCTTCATCATCTTCGACCAGCTTCAGTACGCGCGGTGTGTCATATACGTGCGGTATAAGCTGATTGATGACACGGCCCGTCTCTTCAATCGCCATGTTCAAATTATCTTCGTAAATGACGGTTCCCGTTTCAGCGGCACGCTGCCGAGCAGTGATTGCTTTGCCGCTCACTTCATTTGAGCGCTGTCCAAAGCTTGCCTCTTCCATCTTCGACACATCGCGAATGTCCTGTACCGCGATGTCCGCGGCGTGAACAAAACCCGTTTCAATTTGGGGCGGCGCGATCATCTCTGGCTTGTTGCCTGCGGTCGCGTTATATTTGAGCAGTGGATCATCGCTCAGATGCGCATTGCGATAAGCTTTTTCATAGCCCTCGACAGCGTTGTCGGCGGCGAGCCATTTCGCTTTCGGCGTCAGCATGAGCTTTTCTGCCCAGACCGAGCGCCAGTAATTATGCAAGCGCATCGGGTCACGCAGCCAGCGAATTAGACCGAAGCGTGTCTTATAGTCGCCCGTGTCAATTTCCCAGCCCGGCGCGCGGAAAACAGGTACGCGATAGATCGGAAGCTCATAGGGGCCTTCGAGAACGTCAGCGCCGGAAATCAAAAACATTTCTGCATACTTGCGCCGAACTTCCTTGATAGCAGGCGTGCCGTCTGGACGAATAACAATCGTGTCAGCGTACTCATCAACGGCTTTGTCGGTGACATCGACAGTCTTGGTGCCGCCATCTTCCTCTTCCAGCAGTGCTAGTGTACGCTTTCGCGAGCGGATGCGCCAGAATTCAGCAACACGGACCGTATCTTTGTCGATCCAGCCTTGCTGCCAAATGGGATTGATCTGTGTGTCGTCACCTTGGCCCCAGCCGGAAACCGTCGCATCGGGGTAAAGGTCTTTGAATGTTTGAATCGGAAGCCTGTCCGTCACGAACGCGTGACCGGCATCAGCGCCAGTCGGGTCAGTAGACATACGATCGAACACAACGGACATCGTATTGTGAATCTGCCGGATCATAATATCTTGCTCGAAGGCGTCATCATCAGAGTAGTCGAGCTCTAAGCGCCACACACCAAGACCACCGATGACTTGGTTCTGGTATGCAACGTCGTATGCACGCCGCGCGTTAGAATGCGCTTGGATACTGCGCATAATTGCTTCGCGCACCTGAGCTTCATCTTTATTTTTATCTTGTGTCGGGATCGCTTTGATGGTCGTGCGGTTCTGGCGCCGGTTTCCAACAAGCTGCGCAACAAACGCCGGCAAGCGGTTGATTGTCAGTGCCGGCTTCTTCGCACCTGTTCGTCGGGACAGAACTTCATCGTCCCACTGATGCCCTGCGACGAATTTCGCGTCTTCCAGCGCCTCTTCGCGATTTTTTTGATCAGCACCCCAATCATCTGCGTAGAGCGTGCGCGCAAACGCTAGGAACTCCATAGCGTCTTTGAAATCACTGGGAAGTTTAGCCTTCGGGGGCCTCTCCTCCGCCGATACTCTGTTCTCGTCAGGCATTGTCAGCCCATCCAGCTGTTTGAGGACGATCCATAATATTCATCTCCCGCCACAGCAGGGTCCGTCGCATCGTCATCGAACGCGGCGGGCTTCTTGGCGGGGGTCTCCATGACAGTAGTGTGCCGAATTGACGCGAATGTCAAGGCGATAGCATCTCCGAGGTCCGGGGATCGTACACCGCGTGCGCGCATTTGATCCTTACTCTCCAATTTGAGGTCGTTATTGAGCGACGGCCGGATTTGCACGGCTGTCAGGTCCGAACTCAGCTCATCCACATCTGGAAGTGCAACGCCTTCTTCCAGCTCCAGCCAATCTTTGAGGCGGGCCCACATCTCGTCGCGCCGCTTCACAGGGCCAGGAACCTTAGGCGTAGCGTTCTTAAATTCGGAGGTGCTCCCGAAGTTAACCGGCTTCACGATCTTGGTCGTGGAATCGAAGGTTTTGAGCATGGAGATGACTGCGTGCCCAATGCCGCCGGCGTCGACGTATAGTACGTCTGGCTTGTGCTCTTCCGCCAGTTGGCGCAACCAGTGCGCCGCCTTGACCGTGTCAATCTTGTTACGATGCTTCGTCCACAGAACCTTCGCGCCGCGCCGCGCCGCCACCGCAAATCGGTCGCCGCCGGGGCCAGCCGGGTCTGCGCCGATGATCAACGGGCCATAACCCTCAATGTCCTTGGCTTTCCGTGCGCGCAGCACAAGGTGCGGTTCAATCAGAGAATCTTCGGAGGAGGCGATGAAGGCTTCGGACGGCGTTGCCGGATATTCCTGCCGAAATTTCGCGCGGCTCCCCAATTCCTGAATTTTGAACCGGCGCCACGCCATCTGTTCGAGCGTGAGGCCATAAAATTTCATGTATTCTTGGTCACTGATGCCCGAATCGTCCGGCTCGTCGCTAAGCTGAAAGTCCGCGTCGACCTCGCGCGAATACTCATCCTGCCAGAACCAAGGGACAAAAATCGCAATATAATCAACAGGATTACCGTCTGCGTCGCACCCCTTTTCTGCATTCTGCCACCTTTCATAAAATTCCCCGGAGGCGCCGTTCGCGGTGCTCTCCAAAATAATCTCGGTTCCGGGGAGGTCGGGAACAGTCTGCACTGATGAGGCGAAGTGCAACTCGGCATTGGGCCAGAAAGCCACTTCCGAGCCGTGGAAGAGGGTGTTCATCTGCGAGCGGCCGCCAGCCTTAGCGCCGGCGGTGGCGACGCGGTATTGACTCCCTAAGACGTCGAAAACCAGCTCTTTGGCGTTCGAGGTGCCAACGTGCGGACTCAAATCGTTGTGGGTATTGTAGCGATCGACCATGCCGAAGAGAGTGTCCGACGCGGTCTGCTCGTGCGACAGAATGTAGACCTTCGTGCCCTTGAAGAGGGAGGCGCGATGATAATAACGCGCGCCCACATAGGTGGACATACCCTGCTGACGGCCCTTCAGGATGATCGCGCGGATTTTGCCCGTCTCCGCCAGCTGCTTTTGCAGCCTCATGTGCACGTATTCCTGCGCTTTGTTGAATTTGAACGGAATGAGGGGCTGGAACGGGTCTTTCGGCTCAATTTTGAGGTGTTGGACCGAAAAAAGCGGAAAATCCGCCCGGTATTTGACCGTCTGCGCAATCGCGTGTGTACGCCTCTCCTCCTCGGCTGTCATACCTCTTCGAACTCCGTGTCGATCGCGGTGCGCTTCTCCTGCTCTAAACGCTCTGCGGCTTCGATTATGTCCTCAATGCTGCCTTTTTTCTCATGCTCCACCTCCCGCGTGATGATTTTCGGGAACAGTTTGGTCATGAACTCAGTTTTGTTCTCCCGCGCCCAGTTCGTGACGAATTCTTGCCCGCCGAGCTGCTGCACAGCTGTCAGAACCATAGTGCGGGCGTGTTTGCCGGCGGAGACTACCAACGCGCCGTCACTGGCCACAGTAGGCAGATTACATGGTTTCTGTGCCTTCCGCCCCAGAGACTTGCCTTTTTTGAGTTTGAACTTTCTCACGCACTAATTCGATCATTTTTTCTTCGGAGGAGCCTTCTTTTTGGCCGGTTTCCTCTTTTTGAACAGGAAGCCTGAGCCTGGTTCTAGGCCCTTTTTCAAACGCTTAGCGCCCCTGGGACCAATAGTAGTGTTGGGGTTAAGGTCCTTGTCCTGCGTTCCCAACAGCTTGGCGCTAAAGGTGTTGAGGGCGCGCGTCGGCGCAGACTTCTTTTTGGCGGGTTTACTGGACTTTTTTGCAGGCTGTTTTCGCTTCGGCATGGTGTTCTCCAAGTGAGTTCGTTACGATATTTACGCACCTGCGACTATTTGTCAAGCATATACGCTCGGAAGGGCGGTCGCGTGCCATCGTCGATCTTAGCGGCGATCTTCACAGCTGTGAGCGCGTCCTTGCCCGCCAGCATAGCGCCCATGGCTGCTGCGGCGCCGGAGCCGATCGCTGCTGGCTTGCCGGCGCGGTATCCGAAGAGCTTGGGACCGAACTCAGTGACGCGCCCGGAGGCGTTCACGTAGAGCCCGAGGAAATCCTTGTCCATCTCAGGCCGATTCCCCCCGTCTGCGCCCTTACGGAGCCAGTCGATGAAGATCATCCCATCCTCCAGAAGCCCTGCAAATCCGGCCATGCCTCCGTTGATTAAATAAACTTTCCGAACCCCTCCCTGAATGATGACGTCTCCGGAAACGCAGCCATCTGCCGCCATAGTTTTTCCGTCCCATGCGATCGTGGTCATTTCGCCTGTTTCTCCGCCAGCCGGCGCGCCAGATCAGCTCGCGCCATCTTCATGAAACGCGCCAATTCGCAGTGGGCAATGACGCCCGGTGACGCTGTCAAAAGTAAGTATTGTTTCAAAGGCATAGCTCTCTCCTGCTGGTCGTGGGTGTTGGACTCGAACCAACGACCTCGCGATTATAGGTCGTGCGCTCTACCAACTGAGCTACCCCACGGGGAATGGGAGAATAGACCCACCATAGACGCCCCGTCAATGGACCACATAGCGCGTATGGTGGAATTGATTGCCCTGCGACGTCTCGTCGCACCCCGCCTCCAGATATTCAATGATGTCATCGACCGCGGCCGGTAATCGAAGCAGTGCAGCGCCCAGAGTTTGCCCGGACACCGCGAGACTCAGCCGGGAGCGGATATACTCCTGCGCGGCCTTACGGCACGAGAGTGTCGACGACTGTTTGAAACCCAGTGAGGGCCGTACCCGCCAACGGCAGCTGCGTCGCGAGGTCGGTCGCGGCGGTCGCCATATCCGTCAAAGCGGCGGCGATAGCCTGGATTTTTTGGAGAAATGTCATGGTGTGAGTTCCTTGCCCAGTTCCGAGCCCTAGCGCAACTTTGAGGCGGTGTCAAGCGGTTTCTCCGCAGGCGATGCATTCCCGATCGGGAGCATTTTGTTGGTGGGGCGGGTTAAACCCCGAAATGTTACCGTACGGGATTCCCGAAATGTCATCGTACGGGATTCCCGAAATGTTACCGTATGGGATTATTAAACCCCGAAATGTTACCGTATGGGATTATTAAACCCCGAAAATTCTGAGTGGCTTTGTCAAGCGGTTTCTGGGTGTTATTGGGCAATTCGTGGCTCTGTCACCGGGCAATTCGTGGCTCTGTCACCGGGTAGGGGGATATCTGGGTTTGTTAATATCGTAACAGACTTGAAAAATGGGGAATATCCATTGTGGGGGAGTTAGCAAAGCACCGCGCCCTCCGCACGAACCACCCCCCCCCCCTATCACGATGCTACGATGTTACCCCGTCGCCTGGTGGGGGGCGACGGGGTGTGGCGCTACCAAATTACGGACAACAGGGACACGATGCCCAGGGCAGCGCCGATCGTGACCAATGTCCAGCCGAGTATGTCCAACTTTGAGACTGTGTTGCATTGTTGCAACAGTTCCCTGGTGGTGGGGGTGGCGGGGCGCCGGCGGGGGCCGGCATCGTCGAGGCCCAGCTGCAAACGATGTTTCATGTTAACGGCTCTCCTGGTTACTTGGTTGCAATGTAACATGGTGGGTGGGTGGTGTCAAGTAATATATTACATTGGGGAGATATTTTTTTGGGTGGTGGGGAGGTGTTGGGGTGGTATTGGGCGAAACCTGTAACAACGTAACTGTTATCATATTAACAGCCTCGCGCGCGTATTGTTGGGCCAAAAAACAGCCACCACAAAATAAGTGATAGTGGATTTTTAAGTCAACAATAGGGGAGATTTTCCCCTGCAACATACTAACAGTAATATAATAATAACAGCCCCAAAAACCACCCCAACTCAGTCACTTAGCACCAATGCTATCATCATAACAATGATGCTATGATCATAACAAAAAAACGCTTGACACTCCCAAAGCGCACTCAGTGCGCACAAATCGCATAAAGAAATCTTTATATGATTTACAACTCAGACACGATGTTACAATATTACCACACGTTAAGCATGTAAGTGTAACATATTACAGCTAACATTATTTTTTAAAAAAAAACGCTTGACAATCCTCGCACCATGTAATATGTTAGCAACATCGAACACTAGCCCATAGGAGAAGAAAATGAGCTATCGCAAATTTACAATAATAGCAGGCTATGACACCGACGAGATTAACCCGTTCAGCATTCAGGCTCTGGGGCGGCCCTTGATCGGCGAGGAGTTCGATGCATGCCGGGAATGGTACAAAGCGCATCATAAGTCCACGGTCCGTCGGGGCCACATCACCCTACAGACCGCTTGGAGGTACGCGCAGCGCAGGAATCTGAAACAGGTCACGATGACGCACCATGTCAGCGACATGAGTGGCCATGGCCGGGGTAGCCGCGTCAAGTACACCCTCAGCCCCGACGGTGCATTTTGATGCACCGCTAACGAGACTCCCCTCCACAGGGATGGGCAGAAACAGACCGGCGGCCTTGCGTAAAGCGGCGCAATTAGATTAGTCGTTTCAATCATAGGAGACAGATATGTCATTGCTCTACGATATTTTTGACGCCAATCCCAACAGCGGCGACTTGCTAGGCCCGTTTGATTCCGGCATCCCGTTGAGCGCAGCGCCCGACCCCAGCGATTGGCGTGTCCAGATAGCCGTCAATGTCAACGGGGACGGACATACGCTCTACGGATGGGGTGGCGAATGGCGAGACTCCCCTCCACAGGGATGGGCAGAAACAGACCGGCGGCGCAGCGACCGCATAGCTGCGGTCCAGGATCAGCATATCCTCCGATCCGCAGAGGTCATCGTCACCGACCTCGACCGGGGCGACGCTCGGCTGGTCCGCATCGGCGGCGCGGCAGGAACGTTGCAGTGGTTGCGGCGCGCCGACTGTCTCGGCGCCGCAGAGCAGGCCGACAAAGATGGCGCGCGACTCTATCAGGCCATCGCCCGTGCATGTGATTGGGAGGGTTAAGAAATGAAAATAACCGCTCGTACAAAAGCAAGCTGAGGAGTTATTCAGGGAGAACCACAAATGCTATCGCGCGAAGCAGTAATTTCTTTCATCCGAGAAGCCAATCTTGAAGGGGCCGATCTTGGAGGGGCCGATCTTGGAGGGGCCGATCTTGGAGGGGCCGATCTTGAAGGGGCCGATCTTGAAGGGGCCGATCTTGAAGGGGCCGATCTTGGGAGGGCCTATCTTGGAAGGGCCAATCTTGGAAGGGCCAATCTTGGAGGGGCCAATCTTGGAAGGGCCAATCTTGGAAGGGCCAAGCTTGGAGGGGCCAATCTTGGAGGGGCCAATCTTGGAGGGGCCTATCTTGAAGAGGCCTATCTTGAAGGGGCCGATCTTGGAGGGGCCAATCTTGGAAGGGCCTATCTTGGAAGGGCCTATCTTGAAGGGGCCGATCTTGGAAGGGCCAATCTTGGAAGGGCCAATCTTGGAAGGGCCAAGCTTGGAGGGGCCGATCTTAGAAGGGCCAATCTCACATACGCCAATCTTGAAGGCGCCGATCTTGGAGGGGCCAATCTTGGAAGGGCCTATCTTGAAGGGGCCGATCTTGAAGGGGCCAATCTTGGGAGGGCCTATCTTGGAAGGGCCTATCTTGGAAGGGCCTATCTTGAAGGGGCCTATCTTG